ATTTCCGTCATGGTTCCTTTGCTCGATAATGAAGGCAACCTTAACGGGATCGAAGATAACATCGTTCGGGTATTTAACCTGCTCGCTGCATCTTCATACACCTATAACGTCACAGAAGTATCCGCCCCGGCGGTCTTAAGTGCCGCTTCTGGTGATCTACTAACCTGCAATATCAATGTATCCGTACTTACGAGTTGGAGTTAAACCATGACCGAATTGGCACAATGGGAAAAAGAAAACGAAGAATTCCTGATCAAAATCGGTCAGGTAAAGCCAGCGGCTGCAAAGCCACTTAACAAGAAAGACGAGGAATAAACCGTGTCAGTATATCTAAGCAACGGAGTAGTTCTAACTGTCAACGCGGTTGATCTCTCTACTCTAGTCACAAGCGTCACACTTAACCGATCATTCGATGAGCTTGAAGTTACAGCAATGGGCGACAGCGGACATAAGTTCGTTAAAGGCCTTGAGGCATCTTCAATCACAATCGACTTTCTCAATGATGAAGCAACATCTAAGACACTTCAGACATTAAACTCATCTTCTGTATGGGGTAACAACGTCACAGTTACACTCAAGCAAACTTCTGCTGCAACATCACCGACTAACCCTCTTTACACAATGACTTGCTTGGTCAACAACACTACACCTGTAAATGGTGCAGTTGGCGATCTATCAACTCAGTCAGTAACCTGGAACGTTTCTGGTACAGTCGTAGTCACAACCGCATAATCTAACTAAACAAAGGGGCACAACATGGCAAAGTTAATAGTCACAATGGCAGACAACAGCGTCACCGAGATTGAGATCACACCTCGATTGGAGTATGCGTTTGAGCTATATGCTAAAAAGGGATTTCACAAAGCGTTTCGCGATGATGAAAAGCAATCAGATGTCTATTGGCTTGCATGGGAAGGCCTTCGGTTAAGTGGAGCCACAGTCAAGCCATTCGGCGATTCTTTCCTCGAAACTCTCAAGAGTGTAGAGGTTGCAGAGTCTGACCCTTTGGCCTAGGCAGGGATAGCATCCACTATCTCATCGCTCGATTGAGCATTGAGACGGCTATCCCTCCACAATCTTTAATAGATTTAGATCCATCAATGCTTCAAATGTTACTGAAAGCGTTGAAAGACCGAGCGAAGGAGCAGAGCGATGCCTACAGAGCTAAAAGGCGCTAACGCGCTTCGTAAGGCTCTAAAGCAATTTTCGCCTGATCTAGATAAAGAAACTCGCGACGAGATGGTTGGATTCTTAAAGCCATTGGTCAAGAAGGCTCGTGGCTTTATGCCATCCAACTCATTATTACCTTCGGGCTGGGTAGGCACTAGCGAGCCGGGTCGATTTCCTAAATATGACGCCAGCATTGCCCGGCGAGGCGTTGGCTATAAATTGACACCTACTAAACCCAATCGTCAGGGTTGGATTCAAACAGTTTCTATCCACAATAAGACCGCTGGCGGAGTCATTTATGAGTGGGCTGGACGCAAGTCTAATAGCAAGTTCGTCTCTAATCTGCCCGGCACAATGACAGGCTCAGGCAAAATGCAAGGCCGTGCAATGTTTAAGGCCTACAAAGAAGATGAAGGCAAGGCCAAAGTCGGAGTCATTAGAGCTCTAGAAAAAGCCGCTGCAAAGTTTAACGCGAAAGGCAATATCTAAATGGCTGAATTACGCATCCCGATTATTGGCGAGTTCAAGGGTAAGAAGGCTTTCGATCAAGCTGGCAAAGCTACTAGTGCACTAGACAAAAGCGTTAAGAGATTAGGGTCAAGTTTATTAGCTGCCTTTAGCGTTCAAAAGATTACTCAATTTGGCAAGGCAGCCGCTAAGGCATTTATCGAAGATGAGAAGGCCGCCAGCCGTCTCGCTCAATCTGTAAAGAATCTAGGCCTAGCTTTTGAGATTCCTAACCTAGAGATATTTATTAGCCAAATGGCTAACGCCTCAGGCGTTACAGATGATCAACTTCGTCCATCTTTACAGCGTCTATTGCAGACAACTGGATCGGTAACTAAGTCCACAGAATTACTCACGCAAGCCCTAGACATCTCTCGCGGCTCAGGCGTCGATTATGAGACTGTAGTCAATGACCTTACCATGGCCTACGTCGGTCAGACTCGTGGGCTTCGCAAGTATTCTCTAGGCCTGTCTCAAGCCGAGCTTAAAACAATGAGCTTTGCAGATGTTCAGGAAAAACTTACAAAACAATTTTCGGGTTCGAATGCTCAATATTTAACTACTTATGCTGGCAAGATGGGCATCCTATCTAACGCCGCTAGTGAAGCTACGGAAAACATCGGCAAAGGTCTAGTAGAAAGTCTTTCTCTACTTGGTGGAGACGGCAATACTATCCAACCTTTAGCAGATTCTATGTTGGAGTTTTCAACAGAGATTTCAAATGCTATTACTGGTATCGCTGTTTTAATTAACAAGATCAAAGCCATTCCCGGCATTGACGTTTTATCTAGAAACCAAGGAACAATTTTAGATTTGCTTCCTAATACTGGCATTCTTAGAAAAGCCTTTAAGTCTCTTTCAGATTTAGCAAAAGAGGCCACTCCAGGCATGGGTGGTTATCCTAGTTCTGCGCTTGGCCCAGGTTATGTAGATCCAAATGATGCAGCTCGCAAGAGGGCAGAAGCGGCTGCCGTCAAGCGTGCTAAAGAATTAGCAGCATTGCAAAAGAAAACTCTCGATACACAGAAGAAACAGAACGCCTTGACTAAGGCTTCAAAGGTTCTAGACCTAGATCGCATTAGCGTGACAGCTGCGCTTCGTGGACAGATCAGCGAGACTGATCGTCTGTCTTTGACACTTCAGTTAGCCTTGCTTGACAAGAATGAGTCGCAAGCACTCAAATTATCTGCAGAATTGACAGAGGCAACGAAACGTCAGAATGAACTTAAGACTGCGTTGCTGACAACCCCTGAAGCTCCAAACCCATATCGTAACTGGATGCCACCTACATTTAACGTCCCTACTGGGGGCATGGGCTCAACAGTTGCAGCGGATTATCTAGGCATCGGTGCGCTAGGTGGAGCTGGATCGGCTGGCATTGTTAATGTGGTCGTCAATCTTGATGGTGATGTCGTTGGTGGAGCAATCACTAACACTCAAGTCAATCAATCCCTTTCAGGTACGTTCAGCGACGTGAGCCGATATAACGGCCGTGGGGCACCTTCAATCAAATGAGCCTACCTGCCACGATCTCGGTCTCGTTCGACTTTAGTCAAGGGGCGACCTTCGGCTATCCGTTCACTATTGGCGATCCTATCAACGGCGTCATCGGCGTCTCTCAGTTCGCTGCAACGGAAGTCCCTGATCCTGTAGTCGATCTCAGTAGCACTACTCGATCAATCAAGATTCAGCGTGGTCGCAATATCATGCGCGACACCTACGAGACGGGCACATGTACTGTTCGAGTAATCGATGAGACTGGTGCGTTCAACCCTCAGAACCCTTTATCGCCCTATGCAGGATACCTGACTCCCTTGAGAAAGATCAGAGTCGCAGCTACTACTCCAACCACTCAGCACTTCTTGTTTTCAGGTTATGTCGATTCCTATAAATATTCTTTCCCAACTGGTCAAGAATTAGGCTATGTGGACATCGTATGCTCGGATGCCTTTAGACTCTTTCAGATGGCTAACATAGCAAGCGTAACTGGTGCGACGGCTGGTCAGACTACGGGCACACGCATCACAAAGATCCTTGATCAGGTTGCATTCCCTACATCAATGAGAATCGTAGACACAGGATCGACCACAGTTCAGGTAGATCCCGGCACATCTCGCACATCCTTGCAAGCCCTCAAGACTGCAGAGTTCGCAGAGCAGGGCGCATTCTTTATCCGTACCGATGGCACAGCTGAGTTCAAGGATCGAAACGATGTCGTGGGCTCTCTGGGTGCAACACCTATTGAGTTTAATCAGACTACAGGAATTCCTTATTCAGACCTTCGTTATGCCTTCGATGATAAATTGATCATCAATCAGGCCAGCATGCAACGCATTGGTGGCACAGCTCAAGTCGTTGCTAACGTTGATTCATCGGCTAAGTACTTTCCTCATGGCACTACTCTGACAGAGATGATCCCTGAAACAGATGCTCAGGTCTTAGACATTGCTAGAATCTATGTCGCCACTCGCGCTGAGACTTCAATCAGAATCGATGCGATGACAGTCGATCTATTGGACACGGATGTTCCTACGGACACAATGATCGGCCTCGATTACTTTGACAATCTGCAGATAACCAATGTGCAGGAGAATGGTTCGACAATCCTCAAGACCTTGCAGGTGCAGGGTCTAGCATGGGACATCACCCCAAATTCAATGATTTGCACCGTTACAACACTTGAGCCTATAGTAGAAGGATTCATCATAGGATCATCGACTTACGGTATAATCGGACAATCCATTATGGGATACTAGGAGAACAATCATGGCAACAGGC